TCTTTGGCCAGCGCAAGGCGCATCAACTCGTCGTTTTGCTCCTCGCTTAGGTCGCCCTTGCGGGTTTCCATGCGCTTGGTTACCTCTTGCAGTTTCTCCATGGTGTCAGCTTTGGCAATAGCAGCCTTGCCAGCGGTGAATACCTTGGCATCACCTGCAGCCTTGGCGGGCAGTGCTGGTGCAGCGGTCACGGTAACCGGCTCCACCTCAGCTTGCTGCATCTCGTCAGTGCTGTAGACGCCAGACATGTCAGCAGGGAATGCCTTGCGTAGCGCCAATGCCTCGGAGCATTTGGCGATCATTGCAGCACCCATCTTGGACCATAGGCCCTGGCCGGCGTTGTAATCCGCAAAACGGGCGACACCCACAAAAGGATGCTGGCTGCCTTTGCGGTGGATGACGGTCTTGGCCGCAGCAGGTGGTTTGCTGCCAAGCCATACGTCCGACCATTGGCCATCTTCACCGCACCAGTAGGTCTCGCTACCGTCCAGTTGGCCGGTGCGCTCAGCAATAGCACGCAAGCCGTCGATGCCGGCTTGGATGGTCATCTTGCCGCCACGCTTAATGGCGTAGATCTGTTTGGAGAACGGATCCAACCCAGTGCGCTGGCAGGCATAGGCAAACAGCCGCAGTTCGTCATTGCTGCACCCTGGCGCAATAGTGGTGCTGATCAGTTGGGTTTGTTCTTGGGTCCAGAGCGTGATACTAGAAGTCATCGGAAGTCATGGTTGAGTCGTTGCGCAGTGCCCATTTAGGCATTGCGATGGTGTCGCACGTGGTGGTGTAGCCCGGCCATTCATTGATGGCACGGCAGTCGCTGATGGTTTGCAAGCCAATGCGGCATTGCTCAGCGCCAGCGGCCATGGCGTCAGCATCCAGCTCGTACACGCCAACGGCATATGGATAGGTCTTCTCCACTGCGATGAAGACAAACCGATCCGCAAAGGTGCCGTTGAGGTAATGAGCGGCTTGCGTATGATAGCCGAAGGTGGCGCAAGCGCGAGCAAAAGCACCGGGGCTTGCGTCCTGGCAGGTCTTTAGGTCAACGATGGTGTTGCCTTGATACCAGTCAGGGCGGCATTTGCACCGTTGGCTGGTTGCCTTGTCATTCCACCAGAATGACTGCTCAGCCTTGCCATCAGCCAGTAGCGCTGCAGCATATGGATGCTCGCGGACGCTGGCGGCCATGCTCAGTGCTAGCACCATGTCGGAGTTGGTGACGGCTTCAATGCCATCAGCGGCCATGCGCTCAGCCTGCTCCTTGCCGGCTTTGGTATTGCGTGGTCCGCAGACGCCATAACGCTGCAGCAACTCATCAGGTTCCAGCACTGCGCAATGGGCAAGGCTACCCAGCCGCATTGCAGTGGTTGGCTCAACCACTGGCCGCTGCGGGTTGACGTAGCGACTCCAGTAGTGGTGTGGAGACTGCATCACTGCCTTCAGGTGGCTGGCACTGATGGCTGGGTCGGCGTGGTACTCAGCGTTGCTAGTCATACCATCGCCCCACTGCGCAGCCCTTGGTGCAACCTGCTGGCGGTGCCGTAGGTGGCGACCATTTCAGGGAATGCGTCAAGGATGCGTTGCTTGTTGCCCGGATCTGCCTTCACGCCAGCTTGGCCGAGGGCTTGATAAAAGCTGCCGCCGTATTGACAGGCGGTAGCGAGTGTCCAGTAGATGTCAGATTCGCTCATGGCTTGAGGTTGGCATGGCAAGCAGGATGCTGGTGATGCGCCAGCGTGGCTTGGTCACGGCCACCGGCATAGCCAGCGGCGTAGACGGCGAACATAACCACCAAGACGGTGATGCGGTTGATCCAAGGGTTGTTGATCATGGTTCTCGGTTTGGGGTGCCGGTTGTCCGGCTTGCGTGCATCCTACACCCTGCGCCGCCCTCGTCAACCCTGTGCAGTCACAATGCGTAACGCATCCTCAACTGACCTAGCCACGCCAGCGATGCCGCCCGCTGCCTGGACCGTATCCAGCCACTGCTGCTGCTCTGGCCGGAGCCTGCCGGTAGCGGTCTTCACCTCTATAGAGGTAAACACTGCCACCTGCTGGCCAACCATCTCTGGGGTGATCGTCACTGTGCGCCAGCCGATCAGGTCAGCGCTGCCTTTGCAGAGGCCAAACTGCACCGGGCGACCATTGGCGTCCCGCAGCGTGCCGGTGTTATTCCGAAACAACCGCGTATCCCCCTTGCTGCAGGCGATGCGGATGTGCTGTTGGATCTGCTGTTCGGTCAACTGCAGCGTTAAGGGCTTCTTTCAACGATACATCATTGGCAAGAAAAATAGTTATAACTGCATCGGCGATGTAAAAAATTTTATCAAAGTTTTCTGGACGCCATTCAATTGGCAAAACAACTCCAACCCTTTTTTGATTGGTTTTTTTGTATTGCATTCTACATTTGCCATGAGGGTTGAACTTGCTTTCGCCTACTGCGTCAAGGCTCCATCCTTTTCCGTGTTTGCTTTTTATTTGCGTGCGTAGTTTTTCTGCCCAGTCGGCGGTTATCTCAATCTGCGCTTTGCAATTTGCCCCATGCCAAGCAATGCAAATCTGGTCAACAATATCCGCGAGGTCTGCGCCTTTCAGATCAATGCAGAACTTGCTCATTTGATTTTGCTCCATTGTCCTTTGGTTTGACGGGCGGCTAGGACGTGCTTTGCCCATGCCACTGGGTTTTTGTACCCCCGGCTTTGGCCTAGTGCAATCAGGTCCTGCAGGCTTTGAGCGGTGCCCTGCTCGCGGCGTTTGGTTACAGCGATCTCTTGCAGCTCGCCATCAACTATCTTGATTTCCCGCGGCTCAAGCGGGGCGAACACATGCCCGCACTCACGGCAAACCTGCGCTGCGCTCATGCTGGTCGCAAAGCATACCGGGCATACCTTGACACTGGGCGCCTGCTCGCGGTCACGCTTGGCTAGGCCATCCAGCGTCCACTCACGCGGCTCTAGGTGGTGGCCGAGCCTGAGCGTGTTGCCGACGTGATCAAGCACCACTGCAGCAGCCTTACCAGGTGATGGCCTTAGGCAGCGACCAATCATCTGCAGGTGCAGGCTGGTGCTGGCCGTAGGCCGCAACAGGATGCAGCCGCCGACGCTAGGTACGTCCACGCCCTCACCAATCAGTGCGCAGCTAGTCAGCACCTTTAGGTTGCCTACCGCTAGCCGTTGCAGCAACTCCCGCCTAGTGCCGGCATCCATGGTGCCATCAATCGAATCCGCGGCAATACCAGCCGACTGGAACAGATGTGCCACCGCCTCGGCATGGGCCACTGAGCAGCAGAACGCAATTGCCGTCTGGCCATCGAGGTGCTTGCGGTAGTGGGACACCGCATCACCCATGATGGAGCCAATCCGGTGCTCAGCCTCTTTGGTGTCGAAGTCGCCCATGCGTTTACGCAGGCCGTCCGCGTCAAACCCAGGCGGCGCTAGCACTTTGGCTGCAGCAAGGAATCCTTCATCCGTTAGCTGTTGCGCTGTTGGGCCTTCAACCATCGCTTCGTAATGCTCCCCCAGTCCGCGGCCATCACCGCGTATCGGCGTAGCCGTAACGCCAAGCAGCTTGGCGGCTGCAAAGTGCTCAATGGTCTTGCTCCACGTGCCAGCAGTGGTGTGGTGCGCCTCGTCCACCACTAGAAGCTGGAAGAAATCCCTCGGCAGCAGATGCAACCTCCGGGCTACGGTTTGGACGCTGGCAACCTGCACGGCATGGCTTAGGTCCATTGCTTTACCAGCACTGATGCGGCCATGTGGCACGGTCATCGCCCGACTGGCTTGATCCAGCAACTCCTGTCGGTGCACCAGCACCAGCACGCGGTTGCCCTTTTTGGCGGCTTGCTCGGCGATGTAGCTGAAGCACACCGTCTTGCCACCACCAGTTGGCAGCACAGCTAGAACTGATTTATGCCCTAGTTGGTACTGTAAGCGAATGTCGGTAATCAGTTGTTGTTGATAGGGGCGGAGGTTCATGATTCAAGGTTGCTGCAATTAAAGAAGAAACAAAATGTTTCCGGTGGCCATAACTTGTCCTGGGGAACAAAATAGGCTTTTCTGCCACCTGCCGGATCTTTTATGAATTCAGGCTTGAAGCAAAATTGCCCCTGGATCCAACCTTTAATGTGAATCTGATTTGACTCAATAGTACAGAGCCAAAAGTTTTTGTTTTCCTTTTCATCTAATTGAACAATCAAATCGTAATAATGCTTGGCCCTGGTTTTTACGTCAATGCTAAAAGGAAGATCGCAGGAATCTTTTTTGGGGATTTTATCAGAATAAAGAAAATCCTTCAAGCCCAGATATGATGCAACTGCCATCTCGCCAAGCGCACCTATTTGATGCAAAACAAGTGCTTTTGGGCCACTTTCCATGCCTCCATTCCTACCGAGGGTTTTATTTTTTTCATTTACTGATTGCCTTCTTTCTGCCTCTAATAACGCAAGTTTTTTTTCTTCATCATTGAGCCGGTAAATCATTTATCAATCCCAGCAGGTGAGCCAATGAAGCACCATGTCCCTTCGGAGCTCATTGCCCATACGTTTCCGTCTTCGTCAAGGGCAAACAGGCGACTACCACCGCTAGGACTCTGGCAGGCTGCAATCTGGATGAACTTGGGCTCGTAGACCATGATGCGGGGTGCAGTGCCTTGACAGCGTAGCAGCGGCTGCTACGCTTGGCAAGCATCCCGCCCAGCACCGTGCGCCTCGCCCATCCAACTCATATACGGCTGACTCAAGAACAGTTACAGCGCCTTGACTCTTGGCGTGGTGACCGCATGAGCCGTGCCACAGCCATTCGCCTGCTGCTTGAGCAAGCCTTGCGGCTGCATGTGGACGGCATCCTGCCGGCAACGAAATGACCATCCACGATGAACTAACCCGCCTGCCTGACGGGTGGGGTTTTGTTGCGGTTGACGGCGAGAAGCGACCATACCAGCCCGAATGGCAGAAGAAGCCGCTATCCAAAGCCAAGTTGGCCGCCGAACTAAAAGCCGGTCGCGCTCGTGCTATCGGCGTTTGCTGCGGTGTCCCATCCGGTGGTTTGCTGTTCCTTGACCACGACGGCAAGTCAGCTAGCACCATCCTCCGCGACTGGGGGTGCCCCATGTCGTCACTGCCACGCTCGTGGACTGTCACCT